TCCTGTATTGGTAACACTCGCATTTGTTCCAGCATTTCCCGTTGTTGTAGTTCCTATCTCTACAGTTGCACTACCAGAACCTGTATCTCCCTGTGGTAAAACTCCAGCTAATGTTAAAGAACTTTTTGTATCATCAGTAGCTTCTTTTGATAAAGGAATACCTTCACCCCAATTTTCTAATCTTTTTGGTCCATAAAATACCAAAGGTTTTTTCTGTACATAAAAATCACCTTCATCTCCTTGTGTAGGTTCTGGTTTTTTAGATCCACTAATAATTTTATTCCCAGGATCTCCTTTTATACCTTGTGGTCCTTGAGGTCCTCTCTGCCCTTCATTACCTTTATCTCCTTTATTACCTTTCTGTCCTTGTTCACCTTTAGGTCCTTGAATACCTTTTTCGCCTTTTGGACCAGTTGGGCCTTGTATTCCAGGTTTTCCCTGTTTACCATCAACAGGTTTTGGTAAGGAATCAATCTTATTTTTTAAGCGGACTAACGCTGTTACTTGAGCTAAACTTAAATCTTCTTTAGTTGCCATCGTTCATCAAAGCATTTATTAGTTTATCAACCTGCTCTGATGTTGCACCTTCACGTTTTGGTTCTTCTTGAACTTCAGTAGTAGGTTCTTTCTCTTCATTAGCAGCAGGTAAAACTTCTCCCTGTACAAGGATCTGTCTAAATTCTTCTCTATCTATAACTTGTTGATCGAATAAAGCTGTTAATGCTGCTACATCTTGTCCAATTAATCTTTCAATATCAAAATCTCTACTAATTTTTACTTCTGGGGGTTCTATTCCTACATACTGTGCAGATAAATTAAATGCTTTTTGTAGCTTCTGCTCAAGTTCCATTGACACCATAGAAAGCATTGAGTTTGTGTCAACTCTATCTAATCTTCTTGCATCAGCAGATTCTGCTACAAATTTCTGTTGACTTAAAGTAGATATTCCCAAGGTAGCCATCTGCATCTGTAATTCTTTAATTTCAGCAGATTGAGCATCAAAAGCACTACTTGCAGGTTCTACATAATAAATTTTATTGCCAGGTTGAGTTGCCATTGCATAATTTACAGATATGGCTAAATCTTTTGTTTGATCGTCATATCCTTCCATAACAAGCATTGGCTGAGATGCAACGTGCAAACTATGAATCAAATCAGCTTGTCTTTGAAAATGTGCAAGATTTAAATATGCAATATCAAG